TATAACCCACGGTCTAATAACAGAATCGATAAAAGAAGAGTTAGTCTCTCTAAACTGTAACGTTAATGGGCTAAATTCAGATCTATTGCCGGATATTCTTCCAGGTATAAATCCTCTATTGTTTGTAATTGACGCTACCGGTGACTGTATGGTATCATCAGGTATATCCGCTCCTTGCGCGAATATACAGCCAACAATGCCCTGCGCAGGGTAAGATGTTAAGAAGGCTTTAGCTCTATCTATATCAAATCCTTTTTTATCACCTTGAACTGGTTCTAAAGCCTGTAAAATATCTGTATTCAAACCTACAGGAAAGGAATCGAACAATACAACCCACTGCGTTCTTAGTGGTAAAGCCCCGACCCACGTCTCCATAGATCTAATAAAATTATTTCTAAAGCTTACTAACGGCACCCCGGGTATATTTGTACCAAAAAGATTTACATTTGGTTGCGCTAATGTACCGCCTAACGCACCTTGCGTAAGGTTTGAAACTCCCTGTAATGCATTATTTGCTGCGTTTAATATACCCATATATAATATTTAAGCAAAAAAAAGCCGTATCAAACGATACGGCCTTTTAGTAAATTAATTAAATTTATGCTGTTTTTCTGTAATAGTGGTAAGCAACAGTTACTGTAAACGTCTGCACTTCACCAGTTGCTGTAACATCATACGATAAATCACCGACGCTTCTGATACTACAACCAACTAACTGGTATTGAGAAACTCTATTCAATTCTTTATCTAACTGTACTAAGTCAATAACAGAGCTAGCTTTTGGAGTGAAGTAGTTACCTGTTGAATCCTCATCGTTAAATGTATCATTAATTACTTGCTGGAATTTATCATATAGATTATATGATTCATCAGCTCTAAAAGTTAGCGAATATCCCTCTGAACCATTATATTTAACGGTGCCAGGTACATGAAAGTCTAGTCCCATGTAAGGAATTGTAACATCTTGAATAGTTTTACCAGGTAGAGTCGCTGTTGTTACATAAACTAAATCTTCTTCACCGATAGATACATCACTGCCATCTCCAAAGTCAATGTTTAACACTCTAAACAGATTATTTCTCGCGAAGTCTTTTGCTTGAGCCTGGGTATAAAAATCCTGTATCGTTTGCTTGACATCAGCCATTTGGTACCTCCTGGTTTGTGTTCATAGTATTCATTATAATAATATTTATTCAAACACCTTAAAATTTATATGAATAAATTAACAAAATATAACAAACAATCCGAGACTTTTAGAATAAATAATTATATGCAAAACATGATACAAGAAGCATACCTAGAATTACCAGGAATTTATAAGATAACAGATATATCAACTGGAAAGTTCTATATTGGCTCAGCTAAAAACTTTAAACACAGATTTACAACTCACCTATCTAACTTAAAGTATAACAATCACCATAACAGACAACTACAGTTTATCTTCAATAAAAGAGCTGACCAGCTGCAATTTACAGTTATAGAGAGGATTAATGATATCACAGCACTGTCATGTATTGAGCAGACGCACCTAGATAAAGCCTTTCATGAAGAATTGTGCATCAATAGCTCTCCCGTCGCAGATAGACCACCATCATATAATGAGATGAATACAGAGCAACAGCGTCGCGCTGTTAAAAAAGCCAACCAAACGAAACTCTCAAAGTATGGGCAGACAGGTGTCATCTGTACAGCTGAATCTATAAAAAAATCTGCTAATACTCGACGTGGGGTCAAACGATCCCCCGAAATAGCTAAGAAGATGATTGAAACAAAGAAAAAAAACGGAACCTTAAACGTACCGCATTCAAAATTACAAGGTAGAAAAAGACCTAACCATTCGAAACGAATGAAGGAAGTATACAGAGAAGGTAGGTTGATTGGATTGGAAAGAGATCAGGGAGGGTCAAATAACGGTAACTGTAAAGGTACTGTTACAATGAAATGTATTGATACTGGCGAGATAAAATCGTTATATAGATTTAAGTGGAATGAATGTTACGGTATCAACGGACCTAAAATGTCACGTATCACTAACCAAAAGCAGAAACATGTTAAAGATAAGAACAAAAATAGCTGGCAATTAATCTAAAAAAAGCCGGTCTTTTCAGACCGGCTTAATTTGTTAAGGGTTAATATTATCCGATGATTTCGTTAAAATCTGTACCGGTTCTTGTTGCGTAGAAATTAACAAGAATGAACTCAGCAGCTCTTACTGGCTTCAGATAGATGTCAACCACAAGCTCATTTTGATCAATGATATCTGGGGTATTATTTCTCTCATCGCAAACGATCAAGTAATCATAAACACCTTCCGTATTCTTTGCATTCTCAAAGATAGGAGTTAGTGTGTTAATGATACGAGTTCTCGTAAGGAGCGTGTTAGGTTCAAATATGAAATACTTCATAGTTGTACGTGTTGACTTCTCTAAGTTTAAGAACAGACGACGAACATTAATTCTATCAAACGCAGTTGGCGCTGATTGCAATGTCTTCTGACCGAAGGTAACAAAACCTTCTCCTGGGAAGAACGCAACAGGGTTAACAGAAATCTTATATAACTGATCTCTTTGCTTCTGTTTCGGGTAGAGGCATATGTCATTAACACTACCTACTCTTCCTCGTGTGAAACCAGCTGGTGCGAACCAAGGTTGGAAGTTACTATCAGTATTAGCCATTATCTCAGCAGCAGTACCAGAGAATGGTACCCATGTCTGATCATCTAACACCGCATCATAAACTTTAGTCCAAGCAGCATACGTTGTTGAGTAGCTAGAATTCAAGATAGACGTGAATGCTTGGATAGGCTTATTGATATTTAACGAGAAGTTCTTATTAGGATCTTGTAATGTCTTGAAGTTTGCACCCTCTAAGAAGATCGGTCTAGGAAGGTCAGCAATAAACAAGTGATCTTTTCTCTTCTTCTCTGCGAAGTCGTTAAATCTATTGTAGATTGTCTTCCAGTTATCTCTATAAGTTTGAGCATCTTGATCGATCAATGTAATATCAGATTTAGCAAAACCAGACATTGGTACATTAGTTAGATCATCATAGTACTTACCATCACCGTTAGCTTCTCTACCAGCATTAATTGTACCTAAACCAGCTTCAATTGTAATATCGATATCAAAGATATCTGGATTTTCAACAGTATCAAGTAATCTATCAAGCTTTTGCGGAATAGAACCAAGATCCTTCTGAGTTGACTGTAGATTTGCATTAGTATATGCACCTACTGTGAATAAGCTATCTGCAACGCCTAGCGTTTCTGCTGTATCAATAAGAGCTGCTGAAATAAAAGGCGCAGCGGTTTCATAACCAGTAGCTACATAGCCAGATGAAAGTATAGGCCAATTTGCTTCTGCGAGAGGAGCTGTACTGAACTTAGTTGAAGCTAATCTAACTTTATTAACAGGTAATCCATCAAGACCTAGCCATGTATCGCCATTTCTATGTGAGAGATTATCGTTAATGAGCACTTGCACATTCGGAGATTGATCTTCTTTAAATCCTAAGAAGAAGCTCTGAGCTGCTCCACCAGTTTGTGATTGCTGTTGACGATGGTAATCGAAAGAACCAACATAACTCTCTGATAGAACATAATCTAACTTAATAACATCAGAAGCAAATACTGATTGTCTAAGTTTGAATAAACCGACAGATAATGTATCGTCAAATCCTGGCTTTGCAATATCGTAATCAGTAAGATTTTCCATGATTTCAGCAATACTATCTGATTCTTGACCAAATGTATTTGTCTGAGCGTCATTTAGTGCTGATAATGCAAAATTAAGTCGACCTTCCGGTAAACGTAAGTATGAACTCGTTGAAGTAGCGCTAGCACCTACTGTCTCAGCAGTAAGAATAGCATCAAAGTTTGTCGCTTCGTTTAAGTTTGTATTATCAGCAAGACCTACATAGAAGCCTTCATATTTATTATTAACTGTTGTCTGACCTTTATTAAGAACAATAACAGCTGCTCCGCCAAGATCCTCAAAAGTTGATGGATTTGGATTAATTACATCTGACCATTCAAAGCCTTGTCTTTGCTGTATACTAAAGAATTGCTCTTGTGTAAGTTCGTAGTGTACTGGTTTACCTAAAATATAGTTTGTAGGTACACTTTCACCGCTTTCATCTATTACCTGTGAAAAGGTGCTTGAATAAACACCGGAACCTGATAAAGCAACCGCACTACATGGATACACTAGTGCGCCGTAACTATTACCGAAACCAGCACCTGTATCACTACCATAAGGTAGTCGATATGTTAAAATATTCGCCGGTGAATTAAACAGCGGTCTAACGGAATGATAGAAATATCTTTCAGCTGGGGTAGTTGGAGCCCCGTAAATTTGCTCGAATTCGCTCAAGCTTGTCACTTGAATAACTTCATCTGTTGGCCCTCTATCTGTAAAACCTGCTGCTAACACGGTTGTACCTGTTGCTATAGCAGGTCTTAAGCTTAAATCGACTTCTTTTATTTCTACACCTGGAGATTGAATTGTACGTCCCATAATATTATTTATGGCATTTCGATCTAAAAATTACAGTAATTCAACTAATAACTGGGAGAACGCAAATTCAAATGTTGTTTCAATCTCACCTTCGGTTCTATAATTGAAGTTAATACCTCCAAGATTAACAGGAAATGCGTTAGTATATACAAATTTTACTACATTTTTATCATATTCATCCTTGGCATATAATGTTATATCAGCTTGATATAATGATGCAGGGTTTGGTGACTTAACTTTGTTTCTATTAGATGTAGCTATAGCTGGTGTTTTAGACAGATCGTCAGAATCGAAAACTGACTGTTTATCATTATTCAGTAAATCCAACCATTTATAAAGAACCCAATAATTGTTAAATCTGCTATCTACAGTAAAGTTCACTGATACGTTTTCATAAGGAGGTCTAGTATGGCTAGAGATTTTAAAGGATTGACCGGCGTATTGTTCAGTAATTTCAGGTACCGTTATATTTGGAATTACTGCACCGTAAACTGAGAACTGTAGAGAATTCTCATTTATCTTATTATCGGTATGTACGCTCAAGTCTGTTGTATTAATACCTTTTAAAGGGTCTGGTAGGTTAATTACCATTAGAAATTTATCTAAGCGACTCTTATTAAACTGTGATTGATTTAGTGACATATTGTTATTGTAAAGGTTTAAAGCCCATATCCATTAATTGATCCATGTCAGATGATTGATTCATTGCGTTGCCAATTAAAATCGGCGGTGTGTTATCGAAACTATCTTCCGTCTTTTCATTACTATAAATAGATGTTGGGTTCATAAAATATTTAATCCCAAAGTCAAATTGCTTGATCTGTAATGGTTTTTTATTTTTATCGAGTTGAACTATCTCGAAGTATTTTTTAACTACTTCATCTTCTAGTATAATTAGATTCCATATCATTGACATCACCCTATCGTCATGATTACCAGCGCCTCTTTTAGCGGCCCATGTACCGTTTGGGTACCTGATAAAGTCTCTTAACTCCTTTACTAGATTAGCGTCGCGTATTTCCACACTTTCTAATTCATTGATCCAGTATCTCATGTTAGTAACGCCCTTATGTTTAGTATTAGTATGAGCAATAATACCTAGCTGACTTTTAGCTCTACCGGCAGCAGATGCTCCCCAGCATACTATATTTTCATATCCATGATGGCGACTCAAATTATCAACTACCTGCGCACCGCAGTTGTTTCTTTCTATACACGCTAGAGGATTACCCCAGTGTTGTAGGATCTCATATACCTTTTCTGTAAAATTATATGGAGATATAGTATTATCGCAATATGTAGCGACTTGTTTGATATTAGTAAGATCACGATAATCAAAGACATGTACTACAGAATAGTCAGCTCCTACTCCTTCCGAGGTATCGACGCTAACAATATATATACCATCGCTAGAAGGCTCATCCCATAGTAGATACTTACCTTCATCAAATACAAATTTAGGTTCCTGTGTTCTCTGCATCAGCCTTGCAAAGAGTTCTTCATTTAATGAACTTTCACCGGAATCGAGAAACTCACAGTTATGGCTATTAATACCGTTTGTAAAGAAGGATTGAGTATCTCTAACATCAATTAAATCGTATACTACCTGAACGCCGATATCTTCGATATGTTTAATTGTAGTGAATCCATCTTTTGTCTGCAGCAAATCACCTGAGTTTAAATCCTTACATTCTTTAAATTTACCTTCACTGGTCATTAATCTATGATCATACGTTGCAGATAATGAAGTCGTATCACATATAATGTTTAAACATTTTTTTTCTATCTTTCGTATTCCGGTGAATTCCTTATATCCATTCGCAGTTAAAACTCTTAAACCTTTATTTTTCTTAATAGTTTTCATGCGTATCTATACTTAGGTCCTCAATTGAGTGTTCTCTACTATCATAGATGATAACAAAATTACAATTTAGTTTATCTTGAATTGCAGCTTGACGCATTTTGTCTTTCTTTGCATAATACAGGAAAAGATGATGGTATTCGTATACCTCATATATGGTATTTGTTTCATGGCAGTAGCCGTCAGGAAAGTACTTTGATACTTTAAAATCTCTATCAATCTTAATTCCCCATAACTTCTCATAATAATCTAATATTTCTGTTTCCCTGCTCCCTTTATTAATAAATCCAGTTATACCTCTAGCTATCTTATCTTTAACTACCCGCATACCTTTCTCTCTGTAAATTTTTTGCATGTGTGGAGATTTATGATATTCATCATAGTAACTCTGCCAATTCTCTCCATACTTATATTTAAAATGATCCTTCTTGTTAGGAGTTATGTGACACTTCTTACAGTATCCCTTTTTCTTCAACTCTTGTATAGTAGCGTCCCATACAATCCGGGAGCCGCATTTGCAGAAATACTCACGATTAATATTATATCTACATTTACCAGCTAGCGTGAGATATGCGGAAAAGCTCTTTACTGTTAAACAATTATCGAATTCCGATCCATACTGCATTATACTCTTATACAGATTTATATCATGTTTTATTAATTTACGGTTACCGGCTCTCCCGAGAAATGTTTCCCAGATATCACAAATACGTCTAACTGTCTCAGTCTTTGTATATACGGTAGCGTCTCGAAGCCTTTCTTGCTGCCTCTTATAGC